CTCGTGGTCACGGAGGATGAGCATGGGCTTGCCACCAACGAATTGCAGCATGCCCGACAGCTTGATTGCGTTCATCTGTTTCTCCAGTAGGTAAAGGGACACAGTGTCCCGTTAGTGCAAAACGCACTGGCAAAGGCGTTCGCCCTTGCCGCTACGTTCAACGAAAAACCAGCGAGGAACCCTCGCCGGATGGTAGCGCTACCAAATTACTTGGCGAACGTCACGCTGGCCTTGACAGCGGCGACCCAAGCGTTAAATTGCCCAGCCGTCATGCTGTGCTCGATCACCATCGCCGTGCCAGCAGCGACCAACTTCTTGGGCACAGCGACCGTCTCTGTGCTCTTGGGCTTGTTGCCCTCGATGTCACGCGTCATGCGGTACAGCGCCATCTTCGCGGCTTCGTACTGCGCAGCGTCCTTGTCCAGCACGGTCTTGCCACCACGCTCGCTGACCACAAGTGTGACCTTGTAGAACGATGCGACGTAGGGCAACAGAGTGCTACGAACGTCCAGCTTGGCACACAGCGTCTTGAGTGCATCGATCTTGTCTTGATAGACGGCGACAGACCTCAGTGCGGCGTGAACGTCATTCTTGATTGCGAGAGACATTTGAAACTCCAAAAGATAAGGGGACACGAAGTCCCCTGAGATAACACCGAGGCGATTCCCCAGTGCATGTCTGCATTTTAACATATGGGGGTCGTGTCAATGAGTTGTGGAGAAGTGATCTAGGCTAGACCCACCCTACCCCGGCCCCCCACTTTGGTGCAGACAGTGCCCCGCTGCCCATGAACACTAATCCGTACATACACCACGCAATTTTACAAAACCGTGTCTAACACTAGACAGTCAAGTATTAGACAACCCCCCACCCCATAAAAAAATAGACAACCCCCCACCCCATAAAAAAAAAAATGCCCCGGAGTACACACGGGGCATTAACCGGCGAATCGCACCGGAAGGAGAAGCAAGGGACTTGCGCTAGGCAATGGTTAGACTATACACTACCGAACCTTCGGACACAAGTCCTGCGATGCTAGAACACCTCTTAGATTTTGAAGCACCCATCATTGATGACATTCGGGCTACGCCTTTGTCAAAAGAAAGTTCACAGTCGATCCTTGAGGCGCAAGCCTCAACGCTAGATTGGCTGGAGAAGATGGGGGTTAAGTCTACGGAAGAGGTTGAGGATGCGGCTCAACGTGAGCTTGCACAGAAAGCCTTTGGGGCACTAGCCACCGAGACGGCTGAAGAGAAGCGCCAGACCACGCTGCTGTCGATCAAGACGCCTGTAGCGGTGCGCCACCTTGTGGGCATGCTGACTGCCTATGACTGGGAGTTTGTTGAGCAGGCTAAGGAGTTGCGCGGCTACGCTGTGGCTCAGATACTTGAAGAGACAAAGAACCCTGACTCTAGAATCCGTCTCAAGGCGCTAGACATGCTGGGGCGTGTGACTGAGGTTGCGCTGTTCACTGACCGGATTGAGATCAAGAAGACAGAAATGTCGGACACAGAACTGGATCAGAGGATCAGGGACAAGCTGAACAAGTTCATGGGTACAGTTGATGTGGTTGACGCCGACATCATTGAGCACAAGTCCCATGAATCTTAACGACCTGTCTGCGCTAACTCAGCAGGAAGTACACGCGCTACAGAAAGCGCTACCGTCAATGACGGTTGCCGAGAAGATGGCTGTGTTTGACCTGTTAGAAGAGAAGGAACGTCGGGTTAAATTGCAAAAAGCCTCCAGTAGTATGCTGGGGTTTGCGCATAATATCTATCCGGGGTTTAAAGAAGGCCCACATCACAGGAAACTGTCCAAACTATTCCAAGATGTGGTGGAGAATAAGCGCCGCAGGGTGATTATTAACATCGCGCCACGTATGGGTAAGTCGGAATTCTCTTCTTATCTGTTCCCCGCGTACTTTCTAGGCAAATACCCAGACAAAAAAGTCATTATGGGTACGCACACTGCGGGTTTGTCCGAGGATTTTGGCCGGCGCATACGAAATTTGATCGTCTCGGACGAGTACAAGGCTATTTTCCCCAACACTACCATCGCGGAAGACCAAAAAGCGGCTGGCAAGTGGTCTACAACAGACGGGGGCCAGTACTACGCGGTCGGTGTGGGTGGTGCTTTGGCTGGTCGAGGCGCTGACTTGCTGCTGATTGACGACCCGCACTCGGAACAGGACATAAAGACCGGCACACGCACACCGTTTGATGCTGCTTGGAGTTGGTTCCAGACCGGGCCGCTTCAGCGGTTGATGCCTGGGGGTGCAATTGTCGTTGTGATGACCCGATGGAGCATGATTGACCTCACAGGGCACCTGATCGACCACCAGATCAAGAACCCAGACGCTGATAAATGGGAGGTTATTGAGCTTCCCGCCATCCTGTACGAGAACACCGAGGATGAGAAGTCCCTGTGGCCTGAGCAATGGCCCCTAGATCAGCTTCAAATGAAGCGTGCGGGCATGGACCCCCGGTACTGGCAGGCCCAGTACATGCAGCAGCCTACGTCGGACGTAGCGGCTCTAATCAAGCGCGAGCAGTGGAGTGTCTGGGAGGCTGAAGAGCCACCGCCCTGTGAGTACGTCATCCAGTCGTGGGATACGGCCCATGAGACTAAGACTTCTTCGGACTATTCGGCGTGCATCACGTGGGGTGTGTTTTTTAACCCCGAGGACAACGACAACGCGCATGTGATCATGCTGGACGCCATCAAGAGTAGGTGGGCCTTCCCTGACTTGAAGAAACGAGCGCTGGAGTACTACAAAGAGTGGGAGCCAGATGCGTGTTTGATCGAAAAGAAGGCTGCTGGTGCCCCGCTGATACAAGAGTTGCGTGCGATGGGCATCCCTGTCAGTGAGTTTTCGCCAAGCCGGGGTAAGACTGGCACGAGTAATGATAAAGTAGCCCGCCTTAATGCAATATCCGACATGTTTGCGTCTGGTAGGGTATGGGCACCAGATAAACGCTGGGCACGGGAGGTGGTTGAGGAAGTTGCTGCGTTCCCTGCTGGCGAGCACGATGACTATGTTGACTGCGTAACCCAAGCGCTGATGCGCATACGCATGGGTGGGTTCATCCGTCTTCCTTCTGATGAGCGCGACGAGCAAAGACAATTTAAAAGCAGCCGCAAGGCGGCTTACTACTAAGGGCTACAAATGGCTACAAACTTTGACAAAGCGGCGTTACCCTTCGACCTTGAAGAGGAAGGCCCAGGCATCGAGATTGAGATTGAAGACCCAGAGTCAGTCCGTATTGGCATGGGGGACATAGAGATTGAAATTGGCGAGGAAGAAGACGAAGAGTTTGACGCCAACCTAGCCGAGGACATGACTGAGAGTGCGTTGCAGTCGCTTGCGTCAGAGTTGCTTGACCTTGTTGAGACAGACATTAACAGCCGCAAGGACTGGGTGGATGCGTTCGTTAAAGGTTTGGAAGTGCTGGGTATGAAGTACGAAGAGCGTACGGAGCCTTGGAACGGTGCGTGTGGGGTCTACTCTACCCTGCTGACTGAGGCAGCAATTCGATTTCAAGCGGAAATGATTACCGAGACTTTCCCCGCTGCGGGGCCGGTCAAGACCCAGGTTGTTGGTGCAGTTGACAAGCTGAAGGAAGAAGCTGCTGAGCGTGTTCGTGATGACATGAACTATCAGCTGACTGAGGTGATGGTCGAGTACCGCCCGGAACACGAACGACTTCTGTACAGCTTGGGGTTGTCAGGTGCGGCCTTCAAGAAGGTGTACTACGACCCAGCAATGGGCCGACAGGTTGCGATCTTCCTGCCTGCTGAAGATATGGTCATGCCTTACGGGGCAAGCAACATCTATAACGCTGAGCGTGTCACGCATGTGATGCGCAAGACTAAGAACGAGGTCAGGAAGCTGCAAGTTGCAGGCTTCTACCGGGACGTAGACCTTGGTGACCCGGTGCATATCTTTACCGACGTTGAGAAGAAGAAAGCCGAAGAGCAGGGCTATTCACTTACTGACGATGATCGTTTCCAGCTATTAGAAATCCATGTCGATTACGACATGCCGGGGTATGAAGATGAGGACGGAATTGCTCTGCCGTATGTTGTTACCGTTGAGCGCGGTACGCAGGAGATTCTTTCGATCCGACGCAATTGGGAGGAGGATGACAAGAACCGTCTCAAACGACAGCATTTTGTTCAGTACACTTACATTCCTGGCTTCGGCGCTTACGGTCTTGGTCTTATTCATCTTATCGGGGGTTACGCTCGGGCTGGTACTTCACTTATTAGGCAGCTAGTCGATGCGGGGTCACTGAGCAATTTGCCGGGTGGGTTGAAGGCTAGGGGCTTGCGGATCAAGGGCGATGACACGCCCATCGCTCCGGGTGAGTTCAGGGATGTGGATGTTCCCAGCGGGACAGTGCGTGACAACATCATGCCGTTGCCGTACAAAGAACCAAGCCAGACACTGCTTGCACTGCTGAACCAGATCACTGAAGAAGGTCGCCGGTTGGGTGCTATCAGTGATATGAACATCAGCGACATGAGTGCTAACGCACCTGTGGGAACTACGCTAGCGCTGCTTGAGCGCACGTTGAAAACGATGTCGGCTGTTCAGGCACGGGTCCATGCGTCGATGCGGATGGAGTTCAAGCTGCTGCGCGGGATCATCAGGGACTTTGCCCCTGCCGACTACAGCTACACACCTGAGACAGGTGACCGCAAGGCCAAGCAAGCTGACTACGACACGACGGAAGTTATCCCTGTCAGTGACCCTAACGCTGCCACTATGGCGCAGCGGATCATGCAGTACCAAGCGGCCATCCAGTTGGCTCAAGGGGCACCGCAGATATATGACCTTCCCCAACTTCACCGGCAGATGCTGGAGGTGCTGGGCATCAAGAACGCCGAGAAGCTTGTTCCTGTTGAGGATGACCAGACGCCGAAAGACCCAATCAGCGAGAACATGGCATTCCTTGTGGGCAAACCGACCAAAGCCTTCATATATCAAGACCATGATGCACATATCGCCACTCACATGGCAATGATGCAAGACCCCTCGGTGATGGCAATGATTGGGCAAAGCCCGATGGCTCAACAGATGCAGGGCGCTATCCAAGCGCATATTGCTCAGCACTTAGCCTTTGCGTACCGCGCTAACGTCGAGAAGCAGTTGGGGGTTGAGATGCCTGCACCTGACTCAGAACTTACGCCCGACGAGGAGGTGCAGTTGTCCCGGTTGGTGGCTCAAGCTTCGCAACAACTTTCGCAGGCTAACCAGCAGCAGGCTCAACAACAGCAAGCGCAGCAACAGGCGCAAGACCCGATGTTGCAGATTCAGCAGGCCGAGTTGCAGATTCAGCAGCAAGACTTGCAACGCAAGCAACAGAAGGATCAAGCGGACAACCAGCTTGCCCAGCAACGCCTCGCCCTTGATGCTCAGCGGATACAGGCTGACGTTGAGAAGGAAAAGATGCGGGTGCAGTCCGATGCACAGAAGTACGCGATGCAGAACCAGAACGACTCTCAGAACGAGGCTCTGCGGCTTGCTGCGCAACAGAAACAGCACAACCAGAAGATACAAGCTGACTTGATCAAGAACTTGACCAAGAGCCAGACGCAACCACAGCCTATGAAGCCGGGGGCTAAGAATGGATAAGTACCTAGAGTATCTTAGGAAACAGTTTTCGGAGCGGCAAGATAGCCTTGCCCTTGCGCTAGCAGATGGCGCTGCGAAGTCATTTGAAGAGTATAGGCAGTTGGTAGGGGAAATCCGGGGTCTTTCCTTTGCGCAACTTTGTGTATCTGACCTCGTGCGGAAACTTGAAAATGATGACGACGAAACTTAACATCCCGGAGAATCTGCCGGAAGTAACTACGGACAAGGCGCGACAACTACCTGAACCGGCAACGTATCATCTACTCTGTGTCATCCCTGAGACGGAAGAGAAGTACGACAGCGGGTTGGTCAAGTCTGGGCAGACCATGCACTTTGAAGAGGTGCTGTCTCCTGTGTTGTTCGTAGTCAAGATAGGGCCAGACTGCTATGGCGATAAGACACGCTTCCCTAGTGGGCCTTCTTGCAAGGTTGGAGATTTTGTTTTGGTGCGTCCTAACTCAGGCACTCGGGTGAAGATTCACGGGCGGGAGTTCCGCATCATCAACGACGACTCGGTTGAGGCAGTTGTTGAAGACCCCCGTGGCATCAGCCGCGCATAAGGAGTAGACATGGCAGAGACAGCGTTCAAGTTTCCTGACGAGGAAGTCGTCAACAACAAAGAAACAGCAAGTACGGAGGTGGAGATCGAGATTGTCGATGACACGCCTGAAGAAGATCGCAACCGCAAGCCGATGAGGGAAGCTCCCGTCGATGTTTCAGACGAAGAGCTTGAGCAGTACAGTGACAGCGTAAAGAAGCGGATTCAGCACTTTACTAAGGGCTATCACGAGGAACGGCGATCTAAAGAAGCGGCTGTACGCGAGCGGGAAGAGGCTGTCAACCTAGCGCAGAACCTTGTTGAAGAGAACAAACGCTTGCAAGGGTCGCTGGGTCAGGGCCAAGCTGCGCTACTTGACCAAGCCAAGAAGGTTATTGCCGGTGAGGTTGATGAAGCCAAGCGTCAACTTAAGATAGCGCACGAGGCTTTTGACACGGATGGCATCGTTGAAGCGCAAGATGCGCTTACAAATGCCAAGATTAAGGCAGATAGGGTCAACAATTTTAAGTTACCCCCTGTACAAGAGCCAAAAAATGTAGTACAACCTCAACAGGCGGCAGCAGCGCCTCAAGTCGATACCAGAGCAAGAGCGTGGCAGGATGAAAATCCTTGGTTTGGTTCCGACGATGAGATGACCGCTGTTGCCCTAACGGTACACAA